ACCAGGTACAGGAGCTAACAGAGGAGCTGTTGGTTCACTAGGTACTTCTAGTGGTATAGGAACTGCTGGAACATCTCAAGCAGGACTAGTTGGCTCAGTTAACACAGAAATACAAAATGATGATGTAGTACTTCCATATATGAAAGGAAATGTATAATGGCTACATATAGTATGATTTTTGGAGGACCTGATTTAAAAGCTACACCAGGTGATATAATAACAGGAAGTAAACCAAGTAAAAGAGTTTATCCTTCAGATATAATACTTGGAGCATCAGGTCCTGGTACTAAGACAACTTCAGTAGAAAAAGAAGCAAAACAGAATACAGGTGCTAATCGTGGCGCTGTAGGTAGTTTAGGTACGTCTTCAGGTATAGGTACTGCAGGTAGTGCCCAAGCTGGTTTAATTGGCTCAGTTAATACTGAGGTACAAAATGATGATGTATTATTACCATACATGAAGGGGAATATATAATGGTCGCACCAGTAATAGTAGCAGCAGGAATAGCAGCAAGGTATGGAGCTAAAAAGCTCATGAAACATTTAACTAAACAAGCTATTAAAAAATCAAAAGGTAAAGCTGCAATTAACAAAGCACAGAAGACTAAGAAAAATATAGAGACTAGGAATAATATGGATGTAGATAAAGCCTCTTGGAAAAAAGTATATAGAGGAGCTAGAGAAATAGATGGTTCTTATACTGACCCAGCAAATGCTATTCTAAGAACTAAAGGTAAAGTAAATATAGGGTCACGACCTATTGGTAAAAATCCTACTAAAAGAATTAATAGAAAATATGGTGACCCTGAACTTAATGTTAAAGGTAATCAAGTTATGAGTAAAGCATATAAAGCACATTCTAAATATAGTCCAGATAATCATGATTTTCCAAAAATCGGGTATGAAAAAGCTTGTTAAAAATGGTTATTCTTTAAAAGATATGGAATTTTAAAAAAAAAATAATGCCCTATCAAACTAAAGGTAAAAGAGATTACAAGAAAGAACTTAACTGGGAAAAGAAAAAGAAACCAGGTAGAGTAAAAGATAGAGCTTCACGCAATGCAGCTAGAAAGAAAGCTGGTCTTAAGAAGGGAGACCCTCGTCAAGTAGACCATAAGGATAATAACCCTAGAAACAATACTAAAAAGAATCTGCGCAAGGTTGCAGCTAAGACTAATCTAAAGAAAGAATCAAAGAGGAAAAAACGTGGCTAAAATAGACCTACCTACCATATCATCTGGTTATGCTAGTAATACAACATTTAATACTACATTTACCACAATAGAAAACGAGTTCCAACAAAAAGTATTATATCGAGATAATCCTACTGGTGAACCTAACTCCATGCAGAATGACCTCGACTTGAATAGTAATGACATCAACAATGTTAAAGATATAACAATGACTGGTGATTTTACTGTAGACGGGGTAGATTATTTAACATCAATGCAAACCCTATATGACAATTACCTAGCTTTAATTGATAGGGTAACAATTAGTACAGATTCTCCTTCTGGTGGTTCAGATGGTGATATCTGGTTTAAAGTAACTTAAGGAGAAATAATAAATGGCAGCTTTATCGGATTATGCAGAAAAGCTATTACTAGACTACTCGATGACAACAGGTTCTGTTACTCGTCCTACAGCTTGGTATGTAGCATTATATACAGTAGCACCTAGTGATTCAGGTGGTGGTACAGAAGTTTCAGGTGGTGGATATGCTAGAAAGACAGTAGCATTTGCAGCAGCAACTTCAGGAGCAGGAACTACATCTAACTCAGGTGATGTATCATGGACAGCTTCAGGAGCTGCTTTTGGTACTGTAGTAGCTATTGGTATTCATGATGCATCATCAGGTGGAAACTTGTTATGGCATGGTAACATGACAGCATCTAAAACAATTGCTGATGGTGATACATTAGAATTTTCAGCTGGTAATATCGACTTAACCTTAGCTTAAGGATACACCATGGCTGACGGTTTTCGAGTCCTTGAAAATGGCGACAGCAGGATTACGGAAGCCAGTGTATTTCGTATAACGGAACGATTTACATTAGGTGAAGCTACTCTTGCAGGAACTGGTACGTTAAGTGCAAGTCCAACTGTATCATTTATAGTTAGCTCTGCTTTAACAGGTACAGGCACACTAGCTGCAGTAGGGATAAGAATACATAATGCAGAGTCTGGATTAACTGGTACAGGTACTATAAGTGCAGATGGTGATTTAAAAGCATTAGGATTATCAGACCTAGCAGGCAGTGGTAGTATGACTGCTTTAGGTAGAAAAGTATTTTTTGGTGAAGGTGATTTAACTGGTACAGCTACAATAAGTGTAGTACCATCACATACACAAGTAGCTCTTGCAGATTTACAAGCAGTAGGTAGTAAATTATCTGTAGGTGAAAGAACACAGTTTGGTCATGCTAATTTTACAAGTACAGGTACTGCATCATTTTTGCAAACCTTTACTGCTAAGCCACTAGCAGATTTAACTAGTACTGGCACTATATCAGCAGAAGGTGTAGTTAAACAAATAGCTTTTGCAGACTTTACAAGTACTGGAACATTAAGTGCTTTTGCATTAAAAATTAAATTTGGATTAGCAGACTTAACTGGAACAGGTACTTTAGTTGCTGATGCATTAGAAACAGATATGTATGTTAAAGTAAGTGGTTCATGGGAAGATTCACAACCATTTGTTAAACATGAAGGTGTTTGGAAAGAACCTGTTATATATAAAAAAGTAAGTGGTGCTTGGAAAAAAGTTTATAGGAAGGGCACTTAACCATGACTATACAATATGGTGAATTTAAAAGTTATACTGATACTGATTTAATCAGAGATTTAGAAACAGGTACAGATATAAGAATCACAGAAGCTGGTGATACTAGAATTACAGGTGCTGTATTAGTAAATGCTGGTGTAAGTTCTATGACAGCAGAAGGAACTAAATCAGGTTTCTTAAATATTATGTATGTTAAATATTTAGGTGCTTGGAAAAATAGTCAACCATATGTAAAACATTTAGGAAGTTGGAAAAAACCAACAAAAATTTATAAAAAAGTAGGAACAACTTGGACAAGGGTTAAATAATGGCAAATGTAAAAATATCAGGATTAACGGGAGCTTCATCAGTAGCAGACGCTAATGAGTTTGAAATTAATGAATCGGGGACTTCTAAAAAAGTTACTGGTACACAATTAAAAACATTTGTATACTCTCCTAATGAAATAACACTAACAGGTACTGGTTCTTTAGAACTACCAACAGGTACAACAGCACAGAGACCAGGCTCAGCAGCTGCAGGTATGTTTAGATACAACTCAACTACTGGAGCATTTGAAGGTTATACATCAGCTTGGGGTTCTATTGGTGGTGGTGCTTCTGCAGGAGGTGTAATTTATGAAAATGCTCTTACAGTAACATCAGATTACACTTTAACAACAAACAAGAATGGAATGTCAGTAGGACCAGTTACACTAGGTACAGGAGTTACTGTTACTATTCCTTCTGGACAACGATGGGTGGTATTATAATATGGCTACAATAATTAATGCAGATACAAGTAACGGATTAAAACTAACCTCTGATACAAGTGGAATAATAGAATTTCAATCTGGTGGCACAACTAAAGGTGGAGTAAATGCTACAGGACTTACAGGGGATGCCTCTCAATTAACAGGAATACCAGCAGGAGCTTCTTTATCAACAGCATCTGGTTCAGCACCTAGTTACAGTGCAAGAGCATGGGTTAACTTTAATGGTACAGGTACAGTTGCTATTGGAGCTCAAGGAAATGTGAGTAGTATTACGGATAATAGCACTGGTAATTATACTGTAAACTTTAATACAGCAATGCCTGATGCTGATTATGCTGTTTCTTTACAAAACACTGCATTTAGTGCAGCAAATATTGGTGGAAATATTGTAATTGCTGGAACAGCTGCTGGTGGCGCAACTTTAAAATCTACTACACAACTTCAAATACAAACATTTGCAAACACTACGGGTGTTTATGATTATGCTGAAATAAATTGCATAATTTTTAGATAAGGAAAAATAATGGATAAAGTAATAGTATATACACAAGACAATGGAACAGTAGCTATCATAACGCCTGCCGTATCAGTAGAGCATGCACTTAAAGATGTGCCAACAGAAAAAGAATATAAAATTATAGATGTAGCAAACTTACCAACCGACAGAACATTTAGAGATGCTTGGGTTCTTGATGGAGCTACTATAAAAATAGATGCTGAAAAACAAGCAGTAATACAAACTAACCTAGATGCAATGGAGAATGAATAATGGCTGATATAGTATTAACAGGAGACACCTCTGGAGCTATTACAGTTGCAGCACCAGCAGTAGCAGGAACAAATACACTTACACTACCTGCAAGTACAAGCACGATAGCAACAACAGCAGATGTAAACGCACTTACTACAGGTAAAATACTGCAAGTATTACAAGGAACACTTACAACAGGTTTTACAACAACATCTACTTCTTATGCAGATTTATTAACAGTAGCTATTACTCCATCAGCAACAGATAGTAAAGTTTATGTTAGCTTTACAACTAATGCTGGAACAAATGGAGATGTAAATCATTTATATACTTCTTTGTTTAGAGATACTACAGAAATTGGCAGTGCAACAGCTGCTGATAGTAGAACAGGAGCTCAAACTGTTACAAATACTGGTGGTCAACAACAAATGAATTACGCAGGTGCGTTATTAGATTCTCCAAGTTCTACAAGTGCTATTACTTATGCTGTAAAAGTTAAAGTATCTACTGGTACAGGATATTGGAATAGGTCAGCAAGAGATAATAACGCTGCTGCATATGATGGTAGGACTGTAACACAAATAACAGTAATGGAGGTAGGAGCATAATATGAATACTAAAGCAATATACGCATTATATCCTGATGTAGTAACAATTAGAGAACAAGAAGATGGCTCTGTATTATGTTATAACGCAAAAGATGAGCTTGTAAAAATTACTAGAACTGTTATTGATGCTTGGGTAGACCCTGAAGAATATAAATATCAAAGAGAACAAGCATATAAACCATTAGCTGAGCAACTAGATATGCAGTTTCATGATTCACAAGATAGTACTGAAACATGGCTTGACCATATAAAAGAAGTCAAAGCTAAATACCCAAAAGGAGATAAGTAATGTCTGTAACAATTAACGGAACTAATGGGGTTACATATAATGATGGAAGTGTTCAAGCATCTAGTTCAAAAGTTTTACAAGTAGTAACGGTACAACCAGATACAGGGTTAATTAGCTTTACATCAACCTCTTTTGCAGAAGTAGATTCTGATTTAAGAGTTACAATAACACCTAAAGCATCAGATAGTACATTAATAGTTACTTGTAATTATCTTTTTGGTGGCAATAATGGAAGTCAAATGACTGCAATGAAACTATATGATATTACAAATTCTACCAATGTTAATACTGCTGCTTTAGGTAGTAGACAACAATGTAATACTTCAGTAAGAGATATGAGTTATGATTTAAATGATGCTATTCAAATACAAATACAAGCACAAACAACTTCTGGTTCAACTGTTGCTAGAACTTATGGGATGTATGCAAAATTAGAATCAGCAGCAACAAGATACTTTTTTTCTAACCCTAGCGATTCAGGTGCATTAGGTTATGCAAAACCATCAATAACAGTTATGGAGGTATCAGCATAATGAAAGCAATACATACACTATATCCTGAAGCAGTAAAAACTAAAGTTAAAAGTAATACTGAAATGTATGCTTGGGATAAAGACGGAAAAGAAATTGAATTAGATTTAGATGCTATTAATAATTGGGTAGACCCAGAAGCATATAAAGATAAAAGACGAGCAGAATACCCTACACTACGAGAGTGTGTTCATGCAATTCTTGATGGTAATTTAGAATCTTTACAAGAAGCTAGAAACAAAATTAAGGCTAAGTATCCTAAATGAAACCTAATCCAGAAGAAACTAAACAGGCTATCAAAGAAGGACTAACTGAATGGTTAGAAGATAAATATTCTGAGTTTGGTAAACTAAGTTTAAAAGCTATACTAGCATTACTAATTGCTGGGTTAGTTTATTTTTGGGCAGCTAGTCAAGGTTGGAAGATTTGATTAGTTTGCTTACACATTTAGTACCAATAGCTTTAGGATTTATTGCTAAGCTAATGGCTATTAAATCACAACAAGCACATGAGCAACATCAACTTATGCTGGAAGCATTAGCAGCTAAGTCTGTAGAAATAGATAAAGCGAGAGAGCAGTCTAATAAAGAATCACCAATGGCTGCTTGGAATCGAAGAATACTAATGTTTTTTATACTAGCATTAGTTGCAGTATATCCAATAGCAGGTTTATTTGATATACAAACTGTAATACCAGTAGACATTCCTAAATCAAGTTTTTTGTTTTTTGAATGGGGTGGTGGTACAGAATTTAAAATAGTAGACGGACTATATAAGTTTGATGAAATATTCAAATGGGCAACAATGATAGTTGAGTTCTACTTTGGTGGACAATTAGCAAAGGGAAAATAAGTATGATGGATAAAAAGAAAAAGAAAAAAGTAATGAAAAAGAAAGTACCAAAGAAGGGTTACTAGAATGGCTGAAGATAAAAAATATAAGCCTCATATGATGTATGATAAAAAAACTGGTAAAGGACAAATGGCATTTACTAAGAAAAAACATTTGGCTTTAAAAGCAAAAGGTCATACACATACTAAACCAAAAGCTAAGAAGAAGAAGTAATGGCTAAGACACCAGCATGGACAAGGAAAGAAGGTAAGAATCCTAAAGGTGGATTAAATGCTAAGGGTAGAGCTAGTGCAAAAGCACAAGGCTCTAACCTAAAAGCACCAGTTAAATCTGGTACAAATCCTAGACGTGTTTCATTTGCTGCTAGATTTGCAGGAATGAAAGGTCCTATGAAAGATAGTAAAGGTAGACCAACACGTAAAGCATTAGCACTTAAAGCTTGGGGATTTGGTTCTGTTGAAGCAGCAAGAAACTTTGCTAACAGACATAAAAAATCTAATAAAAAGAAGAAAGCTTAATGGCTACACCTAAAAAGAAAAGTACTGTAAACAAAGCAGGTAACTATACTAAACCTACAATGAGAAAAGCTTTATTCAATAGAATTAAAGCTGGAGGTAAAGGTGGTAAACCTGGACAATGGTCAGCTCGTAAAGCACAAATGTTAGCTAAGCAATATAAAGCCAAAGGTGGTGGTTACCGTGGCTAAGGCTAAATCGCAAAAGAGTTTATCTAAATGGACAAAACAAAAATGGAGAACATCTGATGGTAAGAAGAGTAATGGTAAAAAGAGATACCTTCCTGATGCGGCTTGGAAAGCTCTTACACCAGCTGAAAAGAGAGCTACTAATTCTGCCAAAGCGAAGGGTAATCGCAAAGGTAAGCAGCATGTGGCACAGCCTAAAAAGGTAGCAAAAAAGACATCAAGGTATAGATAACATGACTCAGGTTGACCAAATCAGAGAGGCTGCAGAAGCAGACCTACTTACATTTATTAAATTAGTAGCACCACATTTATTACTTGGAGCATTACATGAAGAGTTAATAAGTTGGTGGGGTAGAACAGATAGAAAAGATAATCAGTTGGTATTACTTCCTCGTGGACATATGAAGAGTAAACTAGCTGCATATAGAACAGCATGGTATGTAACTAACCATCCTGAGACTACTGTATTGTATGTATCAGCTACAGCAGACTTAGCAGAGAAACAGTTATATGCTATCAAACAGATAATTGATTCCCCTATATATCGTAGGTACTGGAGTAACATGATACATCCAGAGGAAGGAAAACGAGAGAAGTGGGCAGTAGCTGAAATAGCTGTTGACCACCCACAAAGAAAGTTGGAGGGAATACGAGATGCAACAGTTAAAGCAGTTGGGCTTACTAGTAATACGACTGGCTTTCATGCCGATATTGTTGTTCTTGACGATATTGTTGTACCTGGTAATGCTTATTCTGAAGATGGTAGAGAGAAAGTAGCAAATGCTTATTCACAACTAGCATCTATTGAGAATCCAGGTGCAGAAGAATGGGTAGTAGGAACTAGGTATCATCCTAAAGATATATATGATACTATGATTAATATGAAAGAAACTCACTATGATAATGAAGGTGATGTAGAATCTGAATTAGAAGTCTATGAGTTATTTCAAAGAGTAGTAGAAACAGATGGTGAATTCTTATGGGCTAAGAGAGCACGTAAAGATGGTAAGTCATTTGGATTTGATGCTAAAGAGTTAGCAAGAATTAAAGCAAAGTATATTGACACTACACAGTTTTATGCTCAATATTACAATGACCCTAATACTACAGAAAGTGCTAGGATAAACTCAGAGAACTTTCAGTACTTTGATAAAGCTGCTTTAAATGTTAAAGATGGTGATTGGTATATACGAGATAGAAAACTAAATATATTTGCTGCAATTGACTTTGCATTTAGTTTACGAAGACAAGCAGATTATACTGCATTAGTAGTTGTTGGTGTAGACCATCAAGCTAATTATTATGTATTAGATATAGATAGATTTAAAACAGAAAAGATTGTAGACTACTATCAACATATATTAAAGTCTTGGGAAAAGTGGGGATTTAGAAAGATAAGAGCTGAGGTTACAGTAGCACAACAAACCATTGTTAAAGAGCTAAAGGACAGTTATCTTAAACCAAATGGTATCCCACTATCAGTTGATGAATTTAGACCTACTAGAAGCTTAGGAGACAAAGCACAGAGGGTAGGAGCAGTACTAGAACCAAAGTATGATAATTTACAAGTTTGGCATTATAAAGGTGGTAACTGTCAAACATTAGAAGAAGAGTTAGTAATGGTACATCCACCTCATGATGATATTAAAGATGCACTATCTAATGCTATGGCAATATCATTAGCACCTAAACTTAGAATGACACAAGGTTTAGGATTTAATAAACCTTTACCAACTCATAGTAGATTTGGTGGTATAACACATTAAGGAATAAATTATGGCAGGTGAAGTAGCTGAAATAGAACAGGCGATTGGACAAGAAAATCTAGCAAGAGTAATGGCTGGACTTTATAACCAATGGTGGATTCAAAGAAGAGAAAAAGAAACAGAGTGGAGAGAGTTAAGAAACTATCTTTTTGCTACTGATACTACAACTACAACTAATAGTACACTCCCCTGGAAGAATAAAACTACCTTACCTAAACTTACACAGATTAGAGATAACTTACATGCAAACTATATGGATGCATTGTTTCCTAATGACAATTGGATGAAGTGGGAAGGAGCTTCTAGAGAAGATTCTACTATTAAAAAAAGACAAGCTATTGAAGCTTATCTAAAAACTAAACTAAAAGAATCTAAGTTTAGAGAAGAAGTAAGTTTACTAGTCTATGATTATATTGATTATGGTAATGCTTTTGGTGAAGTAAGATATGTTAATGAAGAACATGTAGACCCTGTAACAGAAGAAACTATTACAACATATAATGGTCCTAAATTAAAACGTATATCACCATTTGATATTGTATTTAATCCTGTAGCAAGTTCTTTTGCTAAGTCACCTAAGTTTACTAGATATGTTAAATCTGTAGGTGAATTAAAAGCAGATGTAGAAGAAAGACCAGATTTACAATATAAAAAGTCAGCATTTAATAAAGCATTAGATATTAGGAATTCTATATCTATGTTTAGACAAGAAGATGTTAATAAAGCTGACGCATATATAGCTGATGGTTTTGGTACACTACAAGAATATTATCAGTCAGGCATGGTAGAAGTATTAGAGTTTGAAGGAGACTTCTATGATAAAGATGAAGAAAAGCTATACAAGAATAGAATCATTACTATTATTGATAGAAACTATATAATACGTAATATAGAAAATCCTAGTTATATAGGACAAGATAGTAAGTCTCATGTAGCTTGGAGAAAAAGACCAGATAACTTATATGGTATGGGACCTCTAGATAATTTAGTAGGTATGCAATATAGACTAGACCATCTAGAAAATGCAAAAGCAGATGCTATGGATTTAACTATACATCCACCTATGGTAATTAAAGGTGAAGTAGACCCATTTGAATGGGGACCTGAAACAACTATACATTTACAAGAAGATGGTAATATTACTATGTTACCTCCTAACCCTGCAGCGTTCCAAGTTAATAATGAGTTAGCTGCTTTAATGAATAGTATGGAACAAATGGCAGGTGCTCCTAGAGAAGCTATGGGTATTAGAACACCAGGAGAAAAGACTGCGTTTGAAGTACAGTCTTTACAGAATGCTGCTGGTAGAATATTCCAAAATAAAGTTAATCAATTTGAAGTAGAGTTCTTAGAACCTATTTTAAATGTAATGTTAGAAACAGCTAAACGTAATTTAGATTTACCTGAACTAGCTAAGGTATATGATGATGACTTTGGAGTACAAGACTTCTTATCTATTACTAAAGAAGATTTAACTGCTAGAGGTAAGATTAGACCTATAGGTGCTAGACACTATGCTGCTAGAGCACAACTATTACAAAACATGTTAGGTGTCTTTAATAGTCCAATAGGACAAATGATTAGTCCTCATGTATCACCTAAGCTTGTAGCTAAGATGGTAGAAGAGTATATGGGCTTTGACCAATATGGATTTATGAAAGATAATGCTGCATTATTTGAGGCTGCTGAACAAGAAAAACTTAAGATGCAGATTCAACAAGATTTACAGGCACAACAAGCTCAACCAGGAATGGAAGAGCAAATGGTTAATCAAGATATTCAACAGATGGAACAAATGCAACCACCTCTTGAAGATGAAGAACCACCTGTAATGTAACCGTAAAAGCTTGACTTTTACTTAAATATATGGTATAATTATAGTATGGATTTAAAAAGTGAAAAGGCTAAAGCCTTAACTAAGAAACAAGTTTTTGATGAGTTAAGAAGTTATCTTAATGAGCAAGTAGATATTTCAAATAGAAAGTGTATGGATGAAGAGAATTTTAAACTTCCTGCTTTTAATGAGTATCAAGCTTATCAAAGAGGTATACAAAAGGCTTTAACAAAACTATATAATTTATTACCTTGACCAAAGGAGATGTAACATGAATGATGAAGTAAAAACAGAAACAACTGAAACACCTGTACAAGAACCTACCCAGGAGACTGTACAAACAGATACTCAACCAAAAGCATTTGAGATTCCGACCGAAGCTCAAGACGTAATTGGAGAGGGTAAAAAGTACCAGAGCCCAGAGGATGCTTTAAAGTCAGTACCTCATGCACAGAAACATATTGAGACTCTTGAGTCTGAACTTGCAACTGTACGTGAAGAACTAACTAAGCGTCAAACTACTCAGGAACTGATAGATGAATTAAAGTCTGGAGTTCAACCGACAGCCACGACCGTGCCAGTAGGGGAACTTAATCAAGATAATGTAATGGATTTAGTTAATCAAACTATTGCTACAAGAGAAGCAAATGCTAAAGCAGACTCTAATGCTAAGTCAGTAGCTGCAAAGTTTACTGCACAGTATGGTGACAAAGCTGAAGTTACTTACAACTCTATAGCAAAAGAACTTAACTTATCTGTTAAACAACTTAATGAGCTTGCAGCAACAAGCCCAACAGTAGTATTAAAAGCAGCAGGACTATCTGCAGCTAAAGCACCAGTAGCTAGTTCTAGTGGTGATATTAATACTGAAGCTCTAAGTCAATCAGCTAAACCAACTGATTTATCTGCAAAGGTAGCAGGTGGTTCAACTAAAGACTTATTAGCTGCTTGGGGTAATGCTAAAGCTAAAGTAAATCAACAGTCTTAAGGAGACTTAATAATGGCACATAATACTGCAAATACAACTGCGTTCATTGAATCGCAACAGTATTCTCAGTTTATTCTTGATAACTTACACGACTACCTTCTTCCAGAAGGAATGTATCGTGATGTAACAGACTTCGGTTCAGGTACAACACTAAACATTAAAACAGTTGGTACTGTAACACTTCAAGATGCAGCTGAAGATACACCATTGAACTTTACTAACATAGACACAGGTAACATTACTCTATCTATTACTGACTATATCGGTGATGCATGGAAAGTTACTGATGACCTACGTGAAGATGGTTCACAAGTAGATACACTCATGGCTATGAGAGCTATGGAATCAACACGTGCTCTTGGTGAAAACCACGAAGGACGTTTCTTAGCTGTCGCTAATGGCGGACAAACAGCAGCAGACCTTAACTTAGTTAATGGTCGTCCACATCGTTGGGTAGCTGGTGGTTCTGGAGCAGCAACAAGAAATGTTGTTCTTGCTGACTTTGTATCTATGAAACTAGCGTTTGACAAAGCTAATGCACCTGCATCAGGTCGTATTGCTATTGTTGACCCTATCGTAGAAGCAACTCTTAACACATTAATCTCTCAAACATCTGTAGTTAATAACACTCCGCAATTCCAAGGTGTTCTTAACGAAGGTTTTGCTAGAGACCATCGTTTCGTAAGAAACATTATGGGTTGGGATATTTATACTTCTAACTTCTTACCATCACTTACAGCAACAGAAGCTATTAACGGTGCAGCATATGACCTAGCTAATGATACAGCTGAAGTTGGTGATAAGGCTAACATCTTCATGTGCGTAGCAGATGATTCATGTAAGCCTGTTATGCATGCATGGAGACGTGCTCCGCAAACAGAAGGTTGGAGAGACCAAGAAGAAAGAGCTGATAAATATCAGGTTACTTCTAGGTTCGGGTTTGGTGTTCAGCGTGCTGATACACTAGGCGTTCTATTAACTGATGAAGCAACTTACTAAGGAGAAAAGTTATGACTATTGAAATGGCTCCAGTTCGTGGCGTTGCAAATCATTATGGTACTCGTACTACTAAGAATAAATATGGTGGTCAAGAGTCTACTAAAATGGGCGTAGTTAAGTCCGCAGAATGGCACTTCTCATATGATGACTTGCCTGCTGCTCTTAACAGCAACCTACCACAAGTAATCCCAGCAAACGCATCTATTGTGTCTGCTACTCTTTATATCGATGAAGCATTTACATCTACTTCTACTACTACTGACTTAACAGTTGGTCTTGAGCAGAAAGATGGTACTGATATTGACATTAACGGTTTAGTTGAAGCTGATGAGGCAACTCAAACAGCTATTGGCACTGCTGGTAATGTTGTTAACGGTGCTGGTGCATTAATTGGTAAAGGCATCGGTGCAAATCCAGGTCAACTTATCGTAGATAAGTCAGCTGACGATTTGTTAACTGGTAAAGCAAGATGTGTCGTAGAATTCGTATACGACAAGTAATACCTCGGTAATGCCCTCTTAGGAGGGCTTACCCCTAATTTAATACAGGAAACATTATGACAATACAACATAATCTTATTACAGGCAGTGACCTACATGAACCAAAGGGAGTGTCGGCAGCATCTAATAAGACTGTCTATGTTGCTAATGGTTCTGGTTCAGGTGCATGGTCTACTCTAGCAACAGATAGTTTAGCTTTACCAAAAGGTAAGTTTTACTTTTACAATACAGGTTCTCCATATACATTAGCTCATAGTGGTTCTACTGCAAAAGTAGCACCAACTACAGTAGCTTCAGGATATAGTAGCTTAGTTACAGAGGCAACTACAGCTAGATTAACATACACAGGTGCAGCAACAACAGTAGTAAAACTAGACTTTGACGTAAGTATAAGTCAAGCTTCAGGTGCAGACAGAGATATACTAATTTCAGTACATAGAAATGGAACTGTTATAGCTGGTTCTCAAGTAGTAGTAACTTCTGTTACAGGTGACTTACATCAAGCTGCTGGGTCATGTTTTTATAATGCTGCTACAAATGATTACTTTGAAATCTATGCTCAAAATACAGGAGCATCTGGTGACATGGTATTTCAAAAAGTAGGATTAACACTAACTGCAACATAGGATAAATTATGGCTAAAATGAATTTACTAGCAATGACTCAAGACATCTTATCTGACATGGATTCAGATGATGTCAATAGCATTAATGATAGTGTAGAAGCTTTACAAGTAGCACAGATAATTAAAACTACTTACTACAATATTATTGATGGTAAGAACTATGCATTCTTATATGAGTTATTTAAATTAACAGCTAGTGGTACAGATGATAGACCTACTCACATGAAGTTACCTGAAGATATTATTGACTTAAAATGGATTAAGTATAATAATAAAAAGAAAGCTACAGATAAAGATAACTTTCAAATGATAGATTATAAGTTACCAGAAGACTTTATGGATATAGTAGATGCTAGAGATAGTACTGCTACTAACATAAAGAAAGTTACAGATACTACTGGTATTACTCTTAACATACTTAATGATAAATGTCCACAGTATTTTACATCTTTTGATGATGAAACTATTGTAATGGATGCATACTTAAAAACTTTAGAGTCTACATTACAAAACAGTAAGACACAAAGTCATGGTAAAAGGTCAGTAGCATTTACAATGTCAGATACATTTACTCCTGACTTACCAGTACAGATGTTTACATACTTACTTAATGAAGCTAAGTCTGCTTGTTTCTTAACATTGAAACAAATGGCTAATCAGAAAGCAGAACAAATATCTGTAACACAAAGACGTAGAATGAGTCAAGATGCTTGGAAGATTGCTAAAGGTATTAGATATCCTAACTATGGTAGACATTCTACTAACAAAACAGGAGGGTCTAAATATTGAGTTTTAATACACAGAATACTCAGTCTTTTATACATAAAGAACAATATGGAAAAAAAGTCAAGAAAGTTAAAACAACTGCTGCAAAAAAGTTGTCTACAGGTAAAGCTTCTCAAATTAATACGTTTACGAGTCTTAACCTTAAGTCACAAGTAACTAAATATAAACCAACTAAGATAAGTAAATTAACTACTAAAAGGAGAAAAAGACGTGGATAAAGAAACAAGAAGGAACCTTGCAAAATTTGGACCATTAGAAAAAAAACCAAAAAAGAATCTTACAATGAAAGAAAGACAACCTATACATGGAAGTTTGAGAAGTATATTATCTGAAGAACAGCCTTTAAAAATGTTTCGTATTCAAAAAAGAAAAACACGTGTTAAAGGTACTAGGAAAGGTAAACCAGTAAATACTACTGGTGGTATGTTTAAAGCTATGGCAAATGCAGACAAAGCTAAGCAAGCAGCTAAAATGGATACTTCAGTTTATAAACCTACAAATATGACAAAATCTCCTTATGGTGATGCTGATTTAGCAGGTAAAGGAAGACGAGGTACACCTAAAGGTAATTATGGTAATGTAAGACAAATTACTGAAGATACTAAATATGGTGGTATGCAAAAAAATAAACAGGGCAAGTTAAAAACAACTGCGAAAAAAGCAACAACAAAAGCACCAGCAGGTTTTAAAACTCCAAAAAGATTTAGAGCTGGACCACAAATGGCAAGTATGGGTGGAATGAGAAAATCAGGAACACTTAGAGGAAAATACGTAAAATAAGGAGATAGACATGACCAATGTCAAAAAGAGTTGGAAGACTCACGGTAAGATGGATTTACAAGCAGTTATTGCACCTAACACAGCACACTATGTATTTCAGTGGAGTGAAGGTGGAGAGATACCAAAAGAGTTAACAGGTACATATACATCAATGGTATTTATGGAAACATCAGTTGCTAGTTATTTAGCTAATTCAAAACCTAAAGAACAGGTAGATGAAAGAGTAAAAGCTAAAGCTAAGACAGAAAAAAGACTAGCTAAGAAAAAATTAAAAGAGGAAGTAAATGGCACAGAAAGCCGAGAAAGCCTATAGGTCGTTTGTTAAAGGTTTAATAACTGAAGCTAATCAGTTAACTTTTCCTGAGAATGCATCTATAGATGAAGCTAACTTTGTCCTTAACCGTGATGGTTCAAGGTCTAGAAGGTTAGGTGTCGACTATGAATCTTCCTATGCTTTAACAGCTACAGGTTTAACTGCTACAGATATTAAAGAAGGTAAACAATCTTTTCATGTATGGGAAAGTCCTGGAGGAGATACAACAGTATCTTTAGGTCTTGTTCGTATTAAAGATAAGATATGGTTTATGAATCTATTAACAGATTCTCCATCTGCTAACCTTAAGAATGGTGGTTCTCCTATTACTATAGCTTCTTTAAGTAATAGTAAAATAGAAACTTCTGTTATTAATAATAAATGTGTTATTGTTTCTAAAGATTTACCTAGACCTGTTTTATTAACTTATGCTAAAACTACTGGTCTTGTAACTCAATCAACTATTCAATTAGAAATAAGAGATATCTATGGTGTAGATGATTCTTTATTTCTTGATACTAGACCTACTACATTAAGTAATGAACACAAATATAACTTACGTAATCAAGGTTGGAATAAAAATATTGTAACAAGTACTGGTGCTGATGCAATTGATTATACATTTACAGAACTAGGACAGTACCCATCTAATGCAGATAACTGGACATTAGGTAAAATATCTAATACAGCTAGTGCTGACTATGAAAAGTATGACCCAGATACATTAGTAAAGAACTCATTTTCTAACTATCAAATAGCTAAAGGTAGTTTTATTATTGATGCTTTTGAACGTGGTGTAGGTAGAATGAGTAAATCAGATGTAACTTCTGGATTACCTACTGATAGAGAAGAAGGTAACATAAGTACTATTACTTCTTATGCACAAAGACTATTTTATTCAGGAGTAGAATCAAATGTAACTGGTGGTGATATTAGGTCTCCTAATTATTCAGGTTATATTTTCTTTAGTAAAATTATTAAATCAGATGATGATTTTGGTAAATGTCATCAAGAAGCTGACCCAACAGACCCAGGTATTAATGATTTAATAGATACAGATGGTGGTTCAATACAAATACCAGACATCACTCGTGTTGTTAAAATTATAGCATCCCAAGCCTCAGTATTAGTTTTTGCAGAAAATGGCGTGTGGGAGGTTTATGGAGATACTGGAGGGTTTATTGCTACATCTTTCCAAGCAAGTAAAATATCTACTAATGGTATTACAAATGGAGACTCTGTAGTTAATGTAAATGGTAACTTTATTTACTGGTCTAAAGCTGGTATATACTTACTTAAACCTGATACAGCATCAGGTAGATTTGCAGCAGAATCTTTATCATTAACATCAATACAAGATTTATATCTTAAGATACCTGAGGTAGGTAAAGATTTTTGTAAGGGTATCTATGATGAAAAAGAAAATAGAGTTAGATTCTTATATAATGATAGTACAGGATACTCTTCTTCTAACTATCCTAATAGTTATAATAAAGAATTAATTTATGATTTAACTTTAAAAGCTTGGTCTAAAAATGAGTTATCTAGTTTAGCATCAGACTCACCTTATGTAGCAGACTATGTAGCAATGCCAGGATATTCAGTATCAGCTAGAGAAGAATCTGTTGTAGCAGGAACAGACACTGTGTTAGTTACTGCAGGAGATACAGTTGTAGTACCTGATGATGTAGCTACAAGTAGAACAGAACAATTCAGTTTTCTTACTATTGTAGGAACATCATTTACACTATCTAAATATAATGGTAGTGATTTCTTAGATTGGAAAACTAAGGATAGTGTAGGAGTAGATTATTCTAGTTATCTTTATACAGGATATGAATTGTTTGGTGATATAATGAGACAAAAACAAATACCTTATATATTCTTGTATTTACAAAAAACAGAAGACGGTTTTACAGCATCAGGTGATGACTTAGTATTTAAGAACCAGTCATCTTGTAAAGTACAAGCACAATGGGGTTGGTCTAATTCTGCAGCTAATGGTAAATGGGGTAAAGAATTTCAAGCATATAGAATACTAAGAAACTATACACCATCAGGAGCAAGTGATGCTTATGATAGTGGTGAGTCTATGGTAGTAACTAAGAATAAACTTAGAGGTTCAGGTAAATGTTTAAGTTTATATATTAGGTCAGAACAAGGTAAGGACATGAAGTTATTAGGATGGGGACATCCAGTAACTATGCTATCAATAGTATAGTATGGAAAAGTTATATGATGAGTCAGACAATGGCTTTATAGGTATTAGTTTTAGTAAAGAGATGAATGAATGGATAATGCATATAGAATGTCATTCATGGAGTCATAATAAGTTTAAAAGATATCTAAAAGGATTAGAAACAGTTAAACAAGAACTTAGAAATAGAGGTATTAAAAAAGTTTTTGGTATATGTGAATCAAAGAAAGAAAGAAAGTTTAATATAGTATTTGGAGCTAAAGCAGTACCAAATGGTATAGTACTTACAGAAGATGGTTTATTAAATTATTTAACAGTATTGGAGATATAATATGGGTGGAGCAGTTAAAGCAGTAAAAAAAGTAGCACCTTACGCAGCAGTAGCATTTGGTGGAGCTGGACTAGCAGGTTATGGTCCTATGGCAGGTGCATTTGGAGGTCTTACTGCTAATATACATACAGGAATAGCTGGAATAGCTGCATCTGGAATAGGTGCATCTACTGCACTTGGTATAGGTAGTCTTGCTATGCAAGGTTATGGAGCTATACAATCTCAAAAATATGCTAGTCAACAAGCAGGTTATCAACGACAACAAGTAGAAGCCTCTAATAAAGCTGATGCAGCTAGAAATAGATATAATCAGTTACAACAAAAAAGACAAAGATTAACTGCTATAAGACAAGCTAGAGTACAACAAGGACAAATTGGAGGAAGTATGGGTGGTACATTAGGTACTGGAGGTACTTCAGGTTATCTTGGTTCTGTTGGTAGTATAGGAACACAAGCTTCAGTTAATCTAGGTAATATTAATGTAGCAGAAGGATATGGTAATGAAATAGGTAGACTTAATACTATGGCTGCAAATTATGGTTCTAAAGCTAATACAGCAGCTAGTAAAGGTACTTCTTGGCAAAATATGAGTACACTAGGTGGTAATATATTTGCTCAAGGTCCTGAAATTGCAAACTTATTTAAGGTGTAATAAATGGTAGATAAAGTTACTAATGGTACTCCTGTAGCACCTTTTAATAAAGGTATAACTGAAGCTCCTTCTAATACTAGAGAAGCTTATTATACTGCAATTACTAGTGAAAGTGAAGACCCTGTAGGTGTCTATCAACAAATAATATCTGAATTAGATATTAATGGTTATTCTCAAACTATATTAGATGCACAACTAGATTGGCAAACAGAACAAGATGTAGTTAGAAAGTCTTATTTAGAAAATGTTATTTCTGACCCTGAGTTAAGTAAAGAAGAAAAGAAACAAGTATTAGATGATTATCAACAAACTAATGTTTTATCTAAATCTTTACAAGATAAATACTTTGAAAGATTATCTGAAAAAGAAATACTATCAAATAATTGGGATGAATCTAATGAAGATTTAGTAACTTATGAATTACAATTAAATGATATTAAAGTACAGCAAGGTTTTGGTCAAGTCTTAGAGGTAGCTGGTAAAGTTCTTAAAGGAAATGTAATAGAAACAAATCCTGAAGAACGTACTACTATTGCTAAACGTATACAACAAGTAGAATCATTAGAAGAAATGGGTGATACTGGTGGTATATTACCATTAGGTTTAGATGCAGAGTTTTTAGCTTATACTAGAATGATTTTAGGAGAAACTCCAATATGGTTAGATAACATAGCTGATTTATTTATGTATGATAATCCAGAAGGAGATGAAAAGAAAACTTGGGGTGAAATTATGGAAATAGTTGAAGCTCAAAATAAAGAATCTTGGACTGGACAATGGCAACAAGCTTTTGATGATATGCTTCTTAAGATGGGATATAATACAGAAACTATTAATGGTACATTTGTTAATAAAGCATTAACTACTGTTGGTGAATACATACAAACTGCTGCTGAATTTATTAATCCTGAAGACCCTACTAAACAAGCAGTTATATTAGAATTAGTTACTGCCTTTGCTCCTGTAGCTTATGGATTAAAACGCTCTAGTGCTAGAAGAAAAGCTAAAAAGACTGTTGATGATATAATGACTGTTGTTTATAAAGAAAAAAAAAAAATTATAAAA